ATCAATAATTGAAGGTGTTTACGAGGTAGAGAAATATAAAATACTTAGTGGTTCTGCAGTAGAGCAGTCTGTAGATTTTTGGAGTCAAGTAAGAATAGAAAGAGATACCTTATTGCTAGAATGCGATTGGACACAAACACTAGACTCACCTTTAACAGATAGCAAGAAAGCAGAATGGGTTACATACAGACAAGCATTGAGAGATGTACCTGCAAACAATTCAAGTGCAGCATCTTATGATGATGTTACATTTCCAACACAACCATAGGAGTAGATTATGAGAGACGAAGGAAGATTTCAAGGAGACATGGATAGAAACGAAGTAGAAATGGACTTAAATAAGTTCATGGCTATGGTGCAAGAAATCGGTGCGCTTAAAGATAAGATCAGAGACTTGGAGGATGAGTCAACCAAGAACCCACATCAAAGGTGGATATTCTTAGCCAGTGCTATTGATTCATGGCGTATCTTTCCAAGGATATTCGTAGTGGTTTATATCTATCTAATGTATGAATCTGTCATGTGGTTTATGGCATTGCCTGAACCCAACATAGAACAGTCAGCATTGGTATCTGTGGTGGTAGGTGCAATGGGTGTAGTCTTTGGAGTTTACTCAGGTAAGACAGGACAGAGCAAAGGATTTAAGGGTGAGGAGAAATAGTTTTACCCCTAATTAAATTATGTTAGGATTATAAAAAAACTGTTCTAAGATTAGACATAAAATAGCAATGCTGTAGTTTCATAGGATTTCTTATGAACGACAAAGACCAAAAAAAACACGATTACCTAATCGCCTGGGCCGCACTAATGTTTCTTGTAACTCTGGTAGCAGGATTTTCAGTTAATGTTAACGCTCAGTCAAACCAACAGTCAGGCACGGCTTGTGTGAACGGTTCACAGTATTGTGAGAACAATAGCCTTGATACGGTGAACACGACAACGACCACAAATACAAATTCAAACACGAACACAAACACCAACACGAATACTTCTACTGCAACAAACACGAATAATAATTCCAATACAAATGTTTCTACTAATACTAATACCTCTACTAACACAAACACAAACACAAATCAAAACACAAACTTAAATACAAATGTAAATACTTCTACAGCTAGTTCAACCTCAAATAACACTAATACAAATAATAATGTTAATACTTCTACATCTAACTCAACTGTCAACTCAACTGTTAATCAAAATGTAAATAACACAAATAATTCTACTTCTAACAATACGAATCAAAATACAAATATAAATAAATCAGAGTCAGAATCTAATGTGCAGACTAATAATGTTAATCAAAATAATAATAATACTCAGTCTGATAACACAAACAGAAACATTAATGAATCCAACAGCACGCAGACCATAAATCAAAACATAAAGTCTGAAGCTCCTCCTGCATCTGCAATAGCACCTAGCATCATGAGTTACAGTCAAGACTTATGTACCACTGGTGTATCAGGAGCATTTCAAGGACAGGTCTTTGGTTTCTCAGGCGGTAAAACTGTTACAGACAAAAACTGTGAAAGGCTCAAACTATCTAAGTACTTATACGACATGGGCATGAAAGTAGCATCAGTAGCTTTGTTATGCCAAGACGAAAGAGTTTTCAAGGCTATGTCAATGGCAGGCACGCCCTGCCCTTACGAGGGAAAGATAGGCAAAGATGCAAAAGCAGAGTGGGATAAAAATAAATCCAAAAGACCTGATGTAGATGATGCTGAAGCTGAATACATAAAGCAATGCACACATGAAGCTAATCCAAATAGAGAAAAAATAAATAAAGATGTTGTAGGCTTGGTTCAAAAGACTTACACAAGAAAAACCAAAACCAACAAACAATGCAAAAAAGAGTTCTATGCTACGCAGTAGCTAGTCTGCTATCCTTTAGTGTATATGGACAGTACACCTATGAAGCAGGACAAGATTTATTCCATCTGCAAACAAACGCCAACAACTTTGAGGGCGAGTTAGCATACGAGGTTTCTGATGATGGTATTAGCCCTGCAATTGATCTTTCTTTTGATTTTACTTTCTACGGCTCTACATTTACACAGGCAAGGATGGCGACGAATGGATGCCTACATTTTGGTAATAGTGGTAGCTATTGCAATGACTATACTCCTGACCCTATTAACGGACAGCACACTTTTACAATATATCCATTTTGGACAGACTTAATTAGAGACAGCAATTCTCGCATGAAGTCTTGGGGTGATAACAGCAAGATGATCTTCGGTTGGTATGATTTAAGGGAGTACAACAGAAGCAATACAGACAACAGCTTTGAAGTAATACTCTGGAACAACAACTCCTTTGACATACGCTACGGTGCATTAGAAATTATCAACCATGATGTACTAATAGGTGAAGTAGGCTCTAACAAAACAAACTCATACACCTATTATCACCATGATGAATGTTCTACCGGAACTACAAACTCTAGTGCTTGCGTAAACACTAACTGGAATAACACAGCAATAAATACAACATTAGAGAACGGTGGTTCTTTATACGGTTCAGGCAGTGGCAACGGTGTAGATTGTAGCAATGTCCTTAATGATTCTAGTTGCACAGGATATGCTGACGCTTTTTTAACACAACAATGCAATATCACTGATCTTTATAGTGAGTCATGCCCTAATTATTGGCAGGCATTTGATCAACAAGAATGTGATAACGACCCACAGTATGCACCTTTCTGTGCAGGCTACAGACAAGAAGATTCAGTAGCTTTCTTTGATGATGAGCAGGTTGACTATGGTTTCGTAGATGAGCAACAACAGTTTGCAACAGGTATATTCACAGACGATCACCATGACAATCACGGTTTTGAAGAACAATTTACTATCATAGAAGTATTTGAAGAAGAAATGTTTCCACCCTTTGAGGATTTTGGAAACAACCCAAATGAATATTTTTCAGAGCCTATGGTTGATGATATTTTAATATTCCATGATTCAGACCCTTTGCCTTTTATAGATGATTTTGACCTACATCATGACGAGCCATTTCACCAAGAAGATATGTTGCTAGATGAGTTTATATTCCAAGAAACATTCCTGGTAGAAGATTACAGCGAGCCTGAAACATTCATAGAATTTAACTCCATAGACGATTTAGAGGAATGGTTTGAGGAAGAAACCAATGAACACTTTGAGGAAACGCTAGAAGAAAGGCTTGCAGACCTTGACGAACCCGAAGAAGAATTCATAGAGGAAATATTTGAAGAAGAAGCTGTAGAAGAAATCTTTGAGGAAATAGAAGAACGACAAGAGATCATGGAAGAAGAAAGAATAGCCGAGAGACAGGAAGAAGAACGGGAAGAAACCTTTGATGAGGTGGCAGAAGAGTTTGCAGCAGTTGAGTCGGACACTCCTACAGGAAAAAACAAGTTAATGGTTACGGCATTGAATGTAGTTAGGGCAGGTATAAAAACAGCATCTAACAGCTATTCACAAGCTACTGGTGGCGTTTCTTCTAATAACACAAGTAACAACACCTCTAGCGTAAATTCAAGCACAGCAAGCAATTCATCATCAAGTGGCGGAATTAGCACATCTAGTAGCCCAAGTGCATCTGACCAGTTCGCAAGTGCAACACAACAAACAAACCAAGTTCTTTCCATGCAAAGTGATGTGGGTGGTTCTAATAACGCAACAATGTCTATAACGCCTTTACCAACATTTGATAACTCAGCATCTATGGTTGTGGCTGACGTGCAGGTGCAAAATGTGCAGGGTGAAATTGACACGGCATCTTCAGGAGTAATGACATCTTCAGAAGCAGATCAGATCGCAGACAAGATTATTGCGGCTAATATAGAAGCACAACAGGAAGAAATAGAGCAAGAGCAACAAGATACAGGTGAGTATGGAGATGAATCAAAATTGATAGCATTAATTGGATATGTGCCTAGCTTTAATGCTTACACAGAAACAGTAGTTCCTGATGCTCAAGATTGGTACTCTAGTCAAACTATATACGCATCTGCTACACTTAATGACAATACTAATGCTTTTTATGGATTAGTGAATGATAACTTACAAGGTCTCAGTCAAATGATTAGTGACCAACCTAATATTTGGAGATAATCAATGGATTGGTTTCAAAATAAAACAACGCAAATAATTGCTCTTGTCGGCATCGTAGGAACGCTAGCAGGCTTTGGCTACACTGGGGCAGAATATGTCAACAGACTAGAAAACCTAGAAGCTAAAATTGGTGGCATAAGTGAAGCAGAGGACAATGTGCAAGTCATTGAAGAACGCTTTGCTGCTATAGAAACATCTGTACAGTTCTTGGAAAAAGAAATAGACAATATTGAAGTTCCTGATGTAACTGAAATTAAGACAGACATAGCTACGATCATTGCTGACTTACAAAGTCTCAACAGCAACCTAGAGAAATTAGAAACTAAGCTAGAAAAGAAAGACAGCAATCCACTAAACGGATAATGCGACTTTTTATTTTTAGCGTGGTGCTTACTGCTTGTGCTACCGCACCAGTAAAGAAAGAATGGAACGACAAGTACGACACTGCTCAATGGCGTAAACAATTTAATGAATGTAGAAAGTTGTTGTACACAGCCTATCCTGAAGAAGTGCAAAGAGATGAATGGTCTGAATGTATGAACAAGGACTATGCAAGAAGTAATTGAGTGGATAATAAGTTTATTTGTACATCATTATCAAATAAGGGTGTCGTTCAACAAAGAGTATGGTGATGCAGATGACAAGGTTTACATAAGCAAAAAGATTCTAGTGCAAAAGGAAAACCATTTGAAGTTCCGTGATCTCAATAACAAGACCATAGAGTACAGAAGTGCAGGTGGCTTGAATTACATCATTGAGGATATGTGATGCAACAGATATTTATAGGAATTATTTTGATGCTAGGTTTTGCAAGCTATTATTTCTATAGTCAAAATCAAATACTTACAGCGAACAACGCAGCACTGGAGAGCGCAGTTGCCATACAGGAAGAAACAATTGCAACCATACAAGCAGACTTTGAGATGCAGGCACAACAGCTACAAGACCTCACCGTCAAGAGCCAAGCTGCACAACTAGAACTTAATAGATACACACAGTTTATACAGAACTATGAGTTAGCATCTGAAATACTGGCTGACCCAGTGAAAATGGAGAGGAAAATAAATAATGGTACAAAGCATATCATGGAAAACATTGAGCAAATCAGCAGTGATGTTGACGGTCTTGATAATGGCTTGCAGTTGCAGTCTACTTCCGACTAGAGAAATACAAGTAACCGCAAAACCAATAGAACGCAAGATAGTGCAACCTATCATGCCTAGAGAAATAGACCTTAGAGAGTTGCAGTGGATAGCCGTTACACCTGATAACTACGAGCAACAATTAGCTAGAATAAAAGAGCAAGAGGGTGAGTTAGTGTTCCTAGCTATGACGATTCCTGACTATGAAGTCATGGCATACAATATGCAAGAGATCAAAAGATACATCACAGAACTAAAGGATGTGGTGGTTTACTATAGAAAAGTAACTACCGAAAACCCAAAAGAAAATTAATAAGTGAACCCTGCGACTTCACCAAGGACAAAAGCTAGATTGTATAAAACCCGCATAATATACAATCACAAGGCACTGCAAGGTTCTAATCAATTATACAATTTTTTATTAAAACTTCCAAAAAATGATTAAATCTGATAGCCTTAAATTTTCATATAGGAGAATAATATGGGAATGATAGGAGAGTGGATAGGGATTATCACAGGCGTAGTATGTTTAGCATCTATTATCTGTGCATTAACTCCGACTCCGAAAGACGATGCAATGATCGGAAAGTTCTATAAATTTTTAGAACTGATGGCATTGAACATTGGTAAAGCTAAACAGTAATAACCAAAGGTGCAGAAGCACCTATTTAATTTATGGCAACAGTAACACCATTCGTATATAACGCTATTCTTGAAAGGGTCGTAGATGGAGACACCATTGATGTTACTCTTGACTTAGGATTCAGTGTCTTTCTTCACAAACAACGCTGCAGGTTGGCAGGCATAGACACCCCTGAGTCAAGAACTCGCAACCTTGCTGAAAAGGCATTAGGCAAAAAGGCATCAGCAAGACTTAAAGAAGTTTGCGTAGGCTCATTCAAAATACAATCACTAGGCAAAGGTAAATATGGCAGAATACTTGCAATTCCTTATACAGAAGATGGTCAAGACATTTGTCAGATGCTTGTCCAAGAAGGACACGCAGTTGAATACTGGGGTGGAACTAAAACAGCAAAAGTCAGAGATGACGGAACTTGGGGTGAATAATATGCACATATCAGATGAAGGCGTAATGTTGGTAAAGAAGGCAGAGGGTTGCAAATTAGAAGCATATCAATGTGCTGCAGGTGTGTGGACTATAGGTTATGGTTCAACACATGGCGTACAAAAGGGTGATGTTTGGTCGCAAGAGAAAGCAGAGATAATGCTTATAGATGAACTAGAAGAATACGGTAAGTATGTAGAAGAATTAGTTACCATACCTCTAAATCAATGTCAGTTTGATGCTCTTACTTCTTGGACATTTAACTTAGGACCAAGCAACCTGCGAAGTAGCACACTGTTACAGGTCTTAAATCAAGGCGATTACGAGGGCGTTCCATATCAAATAAAAAGATGGAATAAAGTTTCAGGGCAAGTCAATGATGGTCTTATTCGCAGACGAGAAGCGGAAGCATTGTTATTT